CCTCTCTTTCCCCCCAAGGGGGCAGGAATCGCCAATTTTAGCCAGATAGAGCCGAGAACGCACCTAGATGGGTGGGTTTTGCCCAGATTGGAAACTAGGCCGCCTAGCGTGGTGCTGGGGTCTTGGGGAGAGAACGCCGCGGAGTGGCTTAGCAAGGTGTATGGCATGGAGTTACGCGGCTGGCAGCGGTACGCGCTCGATAGAGCTCTCGAGTATGACCAGGATAAACAGCTAGTGTGGTCTACCACGATTATTACGGTAGGGAGACAAAGCGGGAAGTCGTGGCTATCGAGGGCCGTGTGCTTATGGCGTATGCACAGGCCGGAACTGTTTGGGGAACCTCAAACTATTTTGCATGTGGCTAACCGTAGATCTACGGCTATGGAAGTACTTAGACCGGCCGGGCTATGGGCACAAGACAAATACGGAAAGTCTGCCGTTAAATGGGGCAACGAAAAAGCCGGTATCGAGTTACCTTCAGGTGATCGTTGGCTTATACATGCGGCTAACGACTCGGCAGGCGTAGGGTATTCCTGTTCTATGGTGTTCGTAGATGAAGCCTGGAAAGTAAAGCGCGAGGTAGTAGATGACGCCCTAGCCCCAACTATGGCGGAACGTAATAACCCGCAATTGTGGCTAGTGTCTACAGCCGGGGACTCTACTTCGGATCTAATGCAAGCCTACAGGCAGAGGGCACTCGACCGGCTAGAGTCTGACGATCCCGGCTCTATCCTGCTTCTCGAGTGGAGCGCCCCCGGCGAAGCCGACCCGGACGCCGTAGAGACCTGGCGGTGGGGTAGTCCAGAGTGGACACCTAAACGGGAAGCCTTCCTTCGGCAACAATGGACAGCAATCGAGGAAAGCGCCTGGCGTAGAGAATACTTAAACCAGTGGGTTTACAAGTCCGATCATTGGCTAAAGGACTCCGACTGGGTAGCAACCCTTGACCCCGACTTGAGACTTCCAGAGTCTGCCGTATGGTCTATAGCGGTCGAATCTGATTTTGACGGTATGGGTCACGCCGTAGCGATCGCGGCAGAAACAGAAGACGGGCTAGTAGTGTGCAGGGCAACTACCCACCGGACGATTAAAGAAGTAGACGAAAAAATAGCGGAGATCCGTAAAGCACACCCGGCGATCTATGTCCAGGTAACTCCGGGTTATGCCGACCGTATGAAGCAACGAATAGACGGCCTAGTGGGACAGCGGGAAGCCGTAACCGCTACCCAAATACTCCAGGACATTATTAAGCGCCATAAGTTCCGCCATGACGGTAGCCAAATCTTGCGCGAACATTTTAGTAATACCCAGATCTCCAAGCGACAAGGCGGGTGGGTCATGACGGCCCCAATGGGAGTTAAAGGAATCTACGCCGCGAGAGCTCTCATGTTCGCAGTAGCCCAGGCAACAAAAGCACCGGCACCCGTGGCAATGATCTACACACGAAAACGCCGACACGCTTAAAGCATGCAAATACTTTAGAATTAGGTGCAAGTGTGATAGTGGGATACTATCCCGCTATGGTGCTCTCCCGAGCGTTGTCCCTCGTGCGCGACCAACGTGCTATCGCTGAACCCTTCCAGTCTGGCGCTATGGTAGCCGACTCGGTCGCGCACGTGAGGGAAAGCGGCGCAAACCTGCTAGCCCTACTTAACAATAAACTGCAATTCAGTAGCACCCGGAATAGCGCTATGCAAGTCCCAGCCTTCGTCAAAGCCCTAAAAACATATAGCCACACTATTAGCGCGTTTCCACTTCGGGAGTACATTTACGGAACCCCGATCGAGCCTAGGCAGTTCCTCACCTGTCCTTGCTCGGTACTTCCATACTCAGCCGTTATTGATCGCCTAGTAGCCGACCTGCTTATGTATGACCGGGCCTATTGGCTAGTTACCGATCGGACGTGGGACGGCTACCCGTCAAGTGTGCAGATCATGAGGGTAGAAGATGTCTTAGACGAATCACCCGCAAACTCGGGAGTAGACCCTAACGCCTACGCACCTAGCGACCCGTTCTATTACCTGGCGCAACGTGTCCCGACTCGTGACGTTATCAAGTTTTATGGTGACGGTAACGGCGGTTGGCTACGCAACGGGGCCACGGCAATAAGCACAGCGGCAAGCCTTGAAGCCGCTACCCTGATGTATTCCGAGTCCCCTATTCCTACGGTGGCGCTAAAAAATACTGGAGCCGACCTACCCGCCGAACAGGTAGACGCACTTTTAGAAGCTTGGGAAGAAGCCAGAACCAACCGCTCGACCGCGTACCTTAACAATTCGATCGAAGCCCAAACTATGGGATTTAGTGCCCGTGATGTCCAGCTAGTAGAAGGCAAATCGGCGGCCGCCCTAGCGATCGCACGCCTAGCCAACCTCGACCCGGTGTGGTGTGGGGCAGGTGTACCCGGATCAAGTCTTACCTACGCTAACCGAGTAGACCTATATCGGAACCTACTCGACACAGCCCTACGGCCCGTTATGTCACTAATCGAGCAGCGGCTAAGTATGGGAGATATAACCCCCAGAGGCCACGAAATAAAGTTCGATACTACTTCTTTCCTACGAGGCAACCCTGCCGAACTAGCCGAACTCGTAGCAAAACTACGCCCACTCGATTTAATTACGGCAGACGAAGCCCGTCAGATACTCGACCTACCCGGCCTAGGAGTCAACTCCCTACTATTGGAGAATATGAGATGAAAAATATCCACACAGAATCTACCGTACTGTTCGAAATCCGAGAGGACTCGACTAACGGCGATATTGTAGGCACAGGCCACGGCATGGCAGTACCCTACGGAACCGAAACCCAAATCGGTGGAGTGCGGGAATCATTCGCCCCAGGAGCATTTAACGTTAATGATGTAATCGGAAAACCCCTGGCATACCGTCACGGCGAACCCATAGGCCGGATTACGGGAGCGGAATCACGCGAAGACGGCCTATATATTGACTTCGATATTGTGAACACGGCGCAAGGCCGGGACGCCGCCGTATTAGCTCGTACCGACTCTATTAAAGGCTTATCGGTGGGATTTATTAGCGCACGCTCAGCCATGAGTAAAGCCAGAGATGTAATAACGCACACAGCCGCAAACCTTTTAGAAGTATCCCTAACCCCCTACCCTGCTTACGCCACCGCTGGAGTAAGCAGTATTCGAGAAGAAGAAGGAGAACCAAATATGTCCGAGACCATGGACGCGACCGAGCAGGTCTCGGTCGATCAAGAAGCACGCGAAGCGGTCGCACAACTCCGTGAAACCGTGAAAGAAATTGAAGCAAAATCATTCGTGGCAGAAGAAGCACACCCCCTAGCCGCCTTTCGATCGTTTGGCGAATACTCACAGGCCGTACTAGCCGGTGACGTAGACACCCGAGCACTAGCAGACCAGACCCTGGCTAATAGCCCTGGCGTAAATCCGCCTATTTGGCTATTACAAGTCCGCGGAATAATTGACCTGGGGCGTCCGGCGATCACCTCAGTCGGTGGCCCACAATCAGCAGGCACCTTCGGTATGGAAATCAACTGGCCTTACTTTGATGGCAACCTGTTAGATATTGTGGAAGCACAAGCTAACGAAAAGGACGAAGTAAACAGTGTAGAAATTAACCTAGAAAAGGGTGACGCCACTCTGGGAACCTACGCCGCTGGGTCGGATATCTCCTACCAGCTTCTCCAGCGTTCGAGCCCCTCGTACCTTGACGCACATAATCGGATCATGGCAGCTTCATACTCCACCGTTACGGATCGTAAATTTACTAACGATCTTTGGGTAGGATCAAATAACACAAACATTTACGACCTGTCAGCAGACACTACCGGCGCAGTATTCCGGGAGCGCGTATTCACGGCCTCTATGGAAGTAGAGGACGCCACGGGAGCACCAGCCACGGTCGTGCTCGTGTCTAGCGCACTGTTTAGCAAAATCGGAGGGTTTACGACCTTCTTCCCAGCCCCCTACAGTGTGCAAAACGTGTCCGGTGTTGCAACCGCAAGCACGCTAGACGTTAACGTGTCAGGCCTTCGGGTCGTGCGTGCCAAGTGGCTAGACACGGACGTAGACCGTCACGCCATTGTGCTTAACGGTGAAGCTGCACGCTGGGTCGAAGATGGGCCACGCCTGGCAACAGCCGAAAACGTGTCCAAACTCGGTCGGGACGTTGCGATCTATGGCTACGGAGCCACAGCGGTCTACTTGCCAGCCGGTGTTGTCCGTCTTGCAGAAAACTAAACCAGCCCACTACTAGATAGGTAACCGGTCAAGTCATGGCACTACTTACAGGCCAGGAATTAGCGGACGCTCTACAGATCGAATATGACGGAGATATTGAGCCGGTATTGGATCAAGTAGCCGAAGCTGCTTCCGACTTGATCGGTTACCTAATCACCACAGCCGCAGTCACAGCCGAACCACCATTATGTAAAGAAGCCGCCCTATCGGTAGGTAGTGAAATCTTTCAGGCACGTACAGCGGCAGGGGGCGAAGCCGTAGCAATCGACTTTACTCCTGGCCCTCGTATGTCGGTATGGATCACCCGCCGAGTCATGGCGCTACTAGGCCCATACTTGAAAGTCGGGGGTATGGTCGGGTGACTGCACTCAGTACGGAGGCTAGGGAACTACTCATAACCGCGTTCACTTCCAGCGGCTACAGGGTATACGACACAGTACCAAATATCCCCACCCCTCCCGCTATCGTGGTCGTACCCGACTCCCCCTGGCTAGTACCAGGGCGAATCGGATCTAACCTGAACTATGAAGCTCGGTGGCGTATCCTTATCGTCATAAAAAAACGGCAAAACGCCGCCGAGACTCTGGACACAGAAAACGCAGTAGACACAGTGCTAGGCCTGATCCCTACAGAGTTCCTTGTGACGGCAGTAAACGCCCCACAACTAAACGACATAGGGGCACAGGGCACAGTAATAACCACCGAAATAGACGTATCCATTCAAATGAAGGAGAGTTAGCCATGCCAGCAGTATCCGTAGCAGGAGCAGCATTTACCGTAGATATCGCCTCTGTAGGTTATGAGGATCAAGTAACCTCGGGCACAGTCACGACCACGCCAACTATTGTTCGGACTAAGACGCTATCTAGTGTCGCGTTCGACCAGACAGATCTCAATAGCACGATCGCCCTCGAGTTCTTGTATGACGAAAATACTGGACTTTATGACGCACTTCAGGTAGCTATTGCTGGAGCCACCACAGTAGCCGTTGATGTTCGTTCCGCCGCTGGTCATTGGGCCGGTAACGGTATGTCAATCGAATCGGCGGAAATGACGCTAGCCGCTGACGGTATCGCCACCTGCTCAGTCACATTTACGGGCACAGTCGCGTTCTCGTAAACCCATACAACACTCGGGAGAGGTAAGCCATGTACAACAGAATAACCGTGGTAGTTGATAACGGAGAACCTAAACTGTTTGACGTTAACCAAAACGACCGCGTATATATGTCCCAAATCGTTAGCAATGACAGCAAAGCGGATAACGTATTCGCGCTAATGTCGATACTTGCCTACGCGAAAATTGAAGGCCGCAAAGCAGTAACCTATGGAGCGATCGAGAAATGGGTAGACGAACATAACGTGTTCGTTGAGGCGGAAGTCCCAAAAGCTACCCGGACGGCGGATATTTCCGGCATATCGTCCGAATAGCGTTAAGGATACGCCGACCATTTAACGAAGTTTTACAGTACGACCCGCAACTATTAGCAACGATCGAGGAGGAATTAGCAAATGGCTAAAATATATGACTCCGGGATCGGTGGCCTAAACGAGCTTCTCCGAGACTTGCGAGGCTTAGGAAAAGAAGCCCAAAAAGAACTAAGGCAATCTTCTAAAACTATAGCCGAGCAGCACATGGTCCCAGCGTGGAAAAATGCTGCACTCCAATACGCCGGGCCTTGGGGACAAGATATAGCCGATAGCGTACGGGCCGGCGCTGACAGAGTACCCAAAATAATGATCGGAAACAAGAAAAAAACCATGCGAGGCGGTGCCACCTCGATTATGGTGCGAAGCCCTTCTAATACGGGTAACCGCGGCGAATCGTTCGCCCCATTTGAGCGCACAAACTGGATAGCCAAAACCCGGTCATATCAGCCAGCCGCGTTAGAAGAATGGGGCAAAGCCGTAGACCGCCTAGTATTTAAGTGGCAGGTAATGTAATGGCAGTAACCGGCGGTAAAACCTTAACCATATTTCTAGCGGCGGATCTCAAAAAGTTTAACCAGGGCATGACGCAAGCCCAAACAGGGCTAAAAGGCTTTGCCTCCACTATGTCCAATATGTTAGGCCCTGCCGCTATCGGTGCAGGTATCGCGATCGCTGGACTAGCCACAAAAATGGCAGTAGACGGAGTCCAATCGGCATTGGCTGATGAAGAAGCCATGAGGAAACTTGCGCTCACTATGGAAAACGTAGGCCTAGCGCATGATACGCAGCGGGTCGAAGATTATATCTCTGTATTAGAGCGATCTACTGGGGTCGCTGATGATGATTTAAGGCCTGCTTATGATCGGTTAGTACGTTCAATCGGTGACACGGCTAAGGCCGAAGAAATGCTTAGCCTTGCTATGGACATATCGGCAGGGTCAGGTAAAAGCCTAGACGCCGTAGTTCAGGCATTAGGCCGAGCATATGACGGCAACACTGCAGGGCTAAGCCGTCTGGGTGCAGGTATAGACGCCTCCATACTCCGATCCGGCAATATGCAAGCCATAACCGAAAGCCTGTCAAACACTTTTAGGGGACAGGCCACAGAATCAGCCGACACCCTGAGCGGTCGATTTAGGGTACTTAATCAAGCCGTAGACAACCTCGGCGAAGCCTTTGGTAAAGGCTTACTTACGGGCGTAAAGGACGCGACAAACGAAACCGCCGACATGGTACAAACCATGCAAAAACTCGAACCCGTTCTAGAGGATCTAGGCGAAACCCTAGCCAATCTCGGAGGATCATTCGTAGACTTCGTAGGATTTATTAAAAGCACAGATGACGCCCTAGCAGACGCTAGAACCTCAAATGGCCTATTTGGTGTAGCTCTTAATGCGCTCTATAAGCAACTTAACCCACTAGCCCCAGCCCTAGACATAATCAATATGGGCCTAGACTTCTTTACAGGAGCGGCGGACGAAGCCGCCGAAGCAACGGGCTACACAGCCGTAGAAGCTCGTAAAGCCGTCCCGCAGTGGAACAGTTTAACTGGCGCTATTCGCATGACTACGCAGCAATATATAGACTATTTGAACGCTAACGCAGTCGGTAACGGCATACTTAAAGACGCTAACAAAGACTACCAAGACTTAGCGGCCCGGCAGAAGCAAGTAAACACATTTACCTACGAATACACAGGCGTGCAAACCGAGGCCACTAAAGCGACAGGTAGTGCCGCTAGCGCGGTAGAAAAGTTAACTAAAAGGGAGAAAGAATTAACAGATTTACACGCAACTAAAAGCGCAAACCTAGACGATAATCGCACAAAATTAGGATTTTACACAGCCGAGCTACAGAAGGCTACGGACGCTATTGAAGATTTTACTACCGGTATGCAAGCCAATTTACTAGCCGGAGTGGATCTAGGCGCGGCATATACGAGCGCTAAAGAAGGTGGAGGCAACGTAGGTGAAGGCGTAGTCGCAGGTTTTCAAGCTATGATAAATGAAGCCCAATGGATGGGCAATGTCCTAACCGCTCTCAAAGCCCAAGACGTAGACCCCGGATTAATTTCTTATTTAGGATCCCAAGGTGCAGAAATCGCCGGTGGTCTGGGTGAGGCAATGCTCGGGGACAAGGGTTTACTTGCTACCTTAAATGAAAAATGGGTGGGCGTTCAGGAAACCACTCGCACACTAGCCGAAGGCCTAGTTCCCGAGTTTTTATTGGCTGGGCAGGAATCGGCGCTAACTATGGTTGACTCTATTAGTGAGCAAATGGCTAAAGAAGTAAACCGCCTAGCCAAAATTGGTAAAAAAATAGCGAAACCGTTAGGGCAATCATTTAAGGCCGAACTAATGTCAGACGTTGCCGAAGCCTTGCGAGCAGTCGAAGCGGCTGGAGCGGCAGGCAGGGCCGAAGCCGTAGCCCAGGCAGAACGCCGACAAGTTAACCTCACTAACGCCGCTGTAGCCCAGGCATTACAAAACCTAGTCCGATCCGCTGACGCCCGTAACGGAGCCCCAGTAAGCCCGGTGAACAGGTGATTACTCTCATTAGCCTGAACGGTACCCCGCTAGACCTATCTACGGTCGAGTATGAAGTACAGATCCAACATGGTAGGAGTGATGTTACCGCGGCCCCCCAGCCTTCGAATAGTCAAATAATTATTAGGGGCCCGGTCGGTGTCCAAGTGGAGATTTCGGACACTGTAGAAATAAAAGCATATGGCTTCCACAGGTTCACTGGGCAAGTGACAGATGTAACCCTTACCCATTTATCGAGTGTGCCACCCGTAGCCGTGTCCACCATAACCTCTATAGGTGAGTTATCGCGGGTAGGATTTACCGAAGTCGGAGCTAGCGGCTGGAGTGAGGAAACCGTTAGCACTCGGGTAGATGATGTCCTAACTACCGTAGGCTTACCGTACTTGAACGGGGCCGACACAGTAACCGTCCTCCATCAAATATCTAGCGGCAATGCTGACCCTACGGACGCACTAAGCTACTTGGCTTACCTAGCCGAGACTACGGGCGCCACCTATTATGATGACCCTTACGGGCGGATAGTGTTCGAGTCCTACGGAATGCGAGGCACCACGTCATTTAGTGGCGCTTGGGCCAACGTGGTAGGAACCTATGACGATAACACAGTTACCTGGTCAAGCTTTCCGGTCAATCAAATACCCACAAATATTCCGGGTACTGACATTATATTTACCCCTAATTGGACTCGGACTAGGCAAACCGTCCTAAACTCCGTAACCGTCCTAGGCCATAACGATAGCCACGAAACTACCCAAACAGACGCCGGATCAATCGCCACCTACGGGCTACGCGAATACCGGCTAAACACAGACATTAAAAGCGCTGGGGACGTCAGCGACCGGGCCGAAGCAATCATAACCGCCCAGGCAATACCCTTCTGGAATCTTGGCAGTATCTCCATACTTGTCCACAACCTAGGCACAGTTGACCGCGATCTAGTTTTAGAGCTTGTAAGTGGTATGGGGGTTACGCTGGAAAACTTGCCACAACCGGCCCCCGAAACCTACTATTTTGGGATCGTGGAGGGCTGGGGAGAAGTTTACACCCCCGAGCAGCATATTTTGACCCTGTCGTTATCCGACCCTCGATATTCCCTAGCGACAATACCATGGGATGACGTAGATGGGGCGCTAGAATGGGGCGATATTCCGGCTTCGCTTAAATGGTTCGAGACAATAACTAGCCGAGATTTAGCGGCATAAGGAGAAAAGTATGGCACTCACGCCCGAGGGAACCCCCTACGTAGAGGCTTCGGATCTTGTCGCGGCCTACCCGGCGGCTTCTCTATCTTTGGCTAACCGAGTAGATCTAGTGGGGGTGCTTCCGTTCGCAGACTCAGCGGCTAGGTCTACAGCAATACCCAGCCCCACAGACGGACAATATTCCTATTTGCAGGACACTAACGCGACAGAGTTTTGGAATGGGTCGGCTTGGGTAGCGGCAGGAACAGCCCCCGGCCTTGTGCATATCGCTACGGCAACTTTAAGCGCAGCAGCAAGCGTAACTATTAACACGTGTTTCACCTCGACTTACGATAACTACGTTATGTATTACAGCTTGACCGGTAGTGTTGACAATGCCGTTCAATTACAAATGAGAAACGCAGGTTCAACCATAACGGCAGCTAATTATCAATGGTGGCAACTTGGATACACTAATGGAGGAAGCGCTAATAACGCGAATTTCAACACGCAAACATCTTGGCGAATTGGTCGGGCAGCCGCAACCATTCCCGGTGTTGGTTATGTGAATTTTTTTGAACCATTGGTAAGTCGAGCACATGTCTTAAATGGCGCGGCTACCGGATATACGGGAATAGACACAGCCACAAACTTTTTAGGCCTCAGATATTCCGCTAATCAGGCTTTCGATTCTATTGTGGTATCAGCTTCGACCGGTAACCTTACTGGGACTCTCCGTGTTTACGGATTAAAAAATAGTTAGGAAAACTAATGATTGAAGTATTAGAAATTGATGTACCAACAGGCAAAGTCGTAGAACGTGACCGCACCACAGAAGAACAGGCACAATACGAGGCAGATCAAGCGGCAGCAATAAAAACGGAAAAAGATCGGGTAAAAAAAGAAGCCGCAGATAAAGCCGCGAGAGAAGCCTCGATCGAGCACGCCAAAAGCCTAGGATTTACAGACGCAATGATAGCCGTAATGTACCCGAACCTAGGAGCCTAACCGTGGACGAAATACAGACCACAGAAGCCGACTTCGAGACTATGGAAGCGGAAGCCCCCAAGCCTAAGAAAGCATCTAAAAAGGCCGCTAAAACTACGGCTAACAGCACAGAGCAAGCTAGGGACAGGGTAAAAGCGAAACTATTAGCCGCCAACCGGCCCAATAAAGACGATATGTTAAGTCGACTGGCCCATGGCGATTAACAGCCCAGCCGACCTAATCCCGCTTATAGCCATTATTACGGCAGTATTCGGGTTACTTGTCTGGATTATTCGCGCCCAAATATCGTTAAGTCGGCAGTTTGAACCTAACGGTGGCGCAAGCATAAAAGACTCTCTAGTGCGTATAGAGCACGACCAGCGCTATTTACGGGACCGCCTAGACACACACATAGACCAACACACAAAGGGCCAATTATGAGAAAATTCGAGGAATGGCTAGCCGCAACCGCTAGCGGATCATTCGTAAAAATAGCGTCAGGAGCCGCCCTAGGAGCTCTCCTATCATGGCTCACTACCGCAGATATTCACCCGCTTATTGTGGCTATCGGTGCAGCTGTTATCCCCATAGCAATAAACACAGTAAACCCCCAAGACCCACGATATGGAACAGTCGACTGGGACGATTTAGATGATTAAACTTTGTGCCGGTGGGGTAAGGCTTAGGGATCAAATCGACCGCCGCTGGCCTAATCGTGATAAACGCTCAGACGGCTGGATAGGTGACAGCGACCATAAAGCTAGGCAATCGGACCATAACCCCGATAAAGACGGCATAGTGTACGCAATCGACATAGACGAAAATCTAGGTCAAGGCCCAGCCCGTAACGGTCGGACAGCAAAGAAGCTAGCCGATCAAATAATAGAATATGCCATGTCGGATTTACCCGGTCATAATCGTATTAAATACGTGGTGTACGAGAACCAAATAGCGTCAGGATCGCACTCGGGAGCGTGGTTTAAATGGCGTGGCAAAGGCTACGGACACACACAGCACATACATATTTCCTTCACACAGGCCGCTAAGCGGGACTCCACTATTTACCCGCTGCCGATCCTCACAAATAACCCGGCCAAGAAAATATCTTGGAGTCGCGCACTTAAAACCGCTCGAAAGTAGTACGCTATTCTCGGAAGGGGTAAAAATGAGCGAATTTATTAGACCAGCAGAAGCCGCTAAAATGCTTGGGGTAAGCCGAGATACAGTACGCCGTTACGCTGATAACGGGGACATAACCGCCATTAAAACACCAGGCGGACAGCGGAGAATCGACCGGGAATCGGTAGAAGTGATCCGCACTCGAATATCGTCCACGGTTACGGTAATCAGAGAGTGCTAGCCGCGATCGTTCTTACGGCAGCGATCACACTTAACCCCGCCGTAGATCCCACAAATACGCAAGGCTTTCAAGCCTCCGCGTACACTGGGAAATGGTATGCCCAAAAATGGGCACCGATCCGGAAATGCATTATGGAGCGGGAATCGAGCCATAACTATAAAGCCCGGAATCCAAGCAGTAGCGCTATGGGTGCCTATCAGTTTTTGGATAGTCAATGGCGGGTAAGCCTAACCCACATGATGAAGCATGAAGCTAAGTCAATGTCAGAGCGGCAGGCTATAAAAAACCTACGTAAATATCCAATTGCTAAATGGTCGCGTTACTGGCAAGACCGGGCCTTTTATACAGCCTGGGCACATGGAGAAGGCGCTTACCATTGGCGCACAACAGCGGGAGGGCCGGAATGTATCTTATTAAGGGTGAACTAACCGAAGAACTACAAAACCGCTACCAGATACGGGAAAACGAAATAGCCCGTATTCTGTGGAATATTGAAGAAGCATTTACCGAGGACGAAATACTCAGACCAGGAGCCCAGGCGATTATTAAATGGCTAGAGCTGCGAGATCTTTACCATACGGAGCCCAGCCGATATCGAGTTAACCCAGGGGAACCCGTAGAAGCCTACGAAGAACGCATAAAAATCGCGCAAGAATTGGAGGACACTTTTCCCCAGTACCGTGTCGGTACTTGTGCAAACATTTGGCTATGGCTTATGTTAGGGGCCAACGGTCGAGATACCAGCGTGGGGAAGCGCACAACCTCTAGCCCAGACTAGGGGATCTTTACCGTCACTACTCGGGAGGAAAACACATGGAAGCATTATTCGACACTATCGGCGGCATACGCATAGACAGACCCGAACACGGCTGCACAGGCCCTAGTTGCTCGTGGTGTGCATATCAAGATCAAATAGCCGAACAGGTAACACAACCACCTCGGGCTAAGTTCGATGAAGCATGGCTAAGGGCCGTAACGAAATGGCGCAAAGGCCTACCAATCGGTGGCACATTCACAGCTGATGATCTAATAGCGACATATGGGCACCCGGTCGGACACCCTAACCAGATCGGTTCCTTATTCTCATGGTGGAGTGAGTCGGGGATTATTAAGGCCGTAGGTCGGATACCGTCACAGCGTGCCACTAATAATCGGCGCTCGATACAGGTTTGGGAGGTTACGTCATGGAGGTAGAAGTAGCCGTAATCTGTTTACTGTTCGGGCTAACTATCGGCCTATTCTGGGGATATCGGGGAGGTAAAGGCTAATGCAACCACATGCACTCAATAATGAAGAAGGTTTTCACACTAATAATTGCGACTATTGTGCGGGTTTACTAGATCTAGTGGATTTATTACAGTTAAAATATGAAAATGTTACAGATAAGGAATTACCGGAGGGTATAAAAATTATAAATAATGTCCCTTATATATCTGTCATAACCTTGTCTAAAGTTGTGGACGAATTAATATCATGACCGGCTATAGCATGGACGGATATGTAACCGTCCCAGAACGAATAGCCCTGTTCTATAAACGCTACCCCGAGGGGTCGCTACAGATGGACGCCCCAGAGTTTACCGAGATCGAGGGCAAACGGTGGGTAATAGGTAGGGCCTACGCCTATCGGACTCCTGAGGATCCGCGTCCAGGTATTGGCACAGCTTGGGAGCTTGTCCCAGGAACTACCCCATTTACTCGCGGCTCAGAGATCCAGAACCTAGAGACCAGCGCATGGGGTCGCGCTATAGGAGCTCTCGGTATCGGTATAGATAAATCGATAGCGACTTGGGACGAAATAGAAGCTGCTAAAGCCCGAAGGGTAGAAGTCACTAAAGCACCCACGCCCGTAGATGACCAGTTCTATGTAGACGTCCCACCACCTGTCGACCCTCCGGTAGATGACGCTTGGGGTAGTACGAGGCCTATCTACACACAGAATGATCCGATAACCTCGAAGCAGATAGGTATGCTTAAAGGCGCGTTAAAGAAGCATGGAGCGGAATCTAGTGACGCCGGGCTAGGCATGATCAACGATCACTTAGGCACAGCATTTACCAAGTATGAGGACATCACTAAGGGTGACGGATCTAAGCTAATAAAGCATTTCATGACATAGGCCGAAGTCGTAGCCGGTGATACCCCACGGCTCGGATCATTATGGGGGAGCCGCTTAACGTGCATGACGGAGGAAATAGCACACGTTGCGGGTAGCACAGCCGACACGCCCGGCCACGTAGGTAGGGTGAGTAATGTACTAAACCAGACCACCACGGAGCGGCGAGCGAGCCCGAAGGGTATGAGCTCGATCGGCGCGACACAAACTAGGGAGAGACAATGCCAAACAAATACGACACACATTGCGCAATACCGCTATGTACTTGCACCCACGACTATTGCTACAAAGGCTGGATCGATACAGCCACAGGCACAACCACAGCGCCATGCCCATACTGCCGTGCTTCGCTAGATGAACGCCTACACCGGGCCCAACAGGCCAGGGGCAAGGGCTACCCACCCGAGGCATATCAGCGCATACTGGCAAGCGTGAAACGGTGACCACCACTAGGGGAGGGAGGGATAGCCAAGCCTACAAGAACTGGCGCAAGCTAGTCCTAGCCAAATGCGAACCAATATGTATCAGATGCGGATACGAAGTAGACATGTCACTATCAGGAGCCCACCCAATGGGCCCCACCGCCGATCACGAACCACCACTAGCAGAAACCGGGGACTTAACCCCCGGACTAGACGGAGCAGGAATCGCCCACCTAAGTTGCAACCGATCACACGGCGGAAAACTTGGAGCAGAACGCGCAAGAAAAAACAATTCACAAACAAAACCGAAACCAAACCAGTTTTTAAAGAAGTCTACTTCCACTCCCGCCGCCCCTCCTCTCTTTCCCCCCAAGGGGGCAGGAATCGCCAATTTTAGCCAGATAGAGCCTAGAACGCACCTAGATGGGTGGGTTTTGCCCAGATTGGAAACTAGGCCGCCTAGCGTGGTGCTGGGGTCTTGGGGAGAGAACGCCGCGGAGTGGCTT